AAGTTTTTGCACCTTTGATCTTTGCATTCACTTTGATTTCAACATCGCCTTCGCTGAACTTCATGTTACCGACACTGAACTCGAGGTTCGAGTCAACACCGTACTTATTCAGCAGGGCGGCCATCTCAGCGCGAAGAGCAGTCAGATTGGTACGGTCGAACTTGGTGAACTTGGTCATCGTTTGATTCCTTTAGGTTTTTCCTTATAGAATCAGTATATACTAAAAAGGGGGCTGTGTAAACCCCCTTTTTTCATTTTTTTGAAATTATTTTTTGATAGCCTCACCTAAGTCNCCATGGTTGCCTTCGTGNGAAGGAGGCGTCCACCCAGCAGGTTTAAGCAAATCCGGNAACTTAAACGGGTTTGGTCTACCCGGCTTAACTCCAGCTGTTTTGTTCATATTTGCCTTAAGTACTTCATCCCATGCTTTGTGAGCGTCAACTCCGAAAACATCAAGTGTTCCTATAGAGAAAACGATGAGATCGATGAGGCCGTCTACAACTTCTTCTTTGTTATGATCAAAAAGCGCAGCATCAATCGTTTCATTGAGTTCTTCTGTGCACATTTTCAAACGAAAACGAAGATACTTTGCCATCAGATCTTTGTCATCTTTGTGTTTTTCAAACCATTCATGCACACCATACTTTTTGTGCATTTCGTGTATGTCTTTGGCCCAGTTAACGGTCATAAAATTTACTCCATTCTAAATTGTTTTTATCTGCACACCATCTATCAATAGTGGCTCTAGACTTTCCAATGTATTTGATAGCTTCTTCTTTACTATCAAAAATCATATCTTTGTATTTTATTTTTAGACTTCTAGTGTATTTACCACGTTGTGATTTTCTACGACTATCAGACCATTGCTTATTTTTTAAATTGTTTCTTAGTTTTTCTTTATGCTCTTGAGTTAAAGGTTTTCCTGTTCTAGACTCAGCTGATGCTTTAATTGCGTTAGGACTAAAACCTCCATGAGCTGATTTTTTAAGGTTGTAGTATTTTTTACCCAATTCTTCTTCTTTTATCATATTCAAATATCTTTGTTCTGCATTTAAAAGATCAGTTTTATTGCTGTGAACGGTAGATAATATTCTTCTTTTAAAATCTTTAGGTCTACGCTTATAAGCACTTTTCATCCAAGAAGAAGAACATATATAGCTGTCATTTGGTGTTCCTTTATGAGAGCCTATATAGTACCTTTTAGTTTTTCTATCATACCAAAGATAAACAAATCCAAACATATAAATCTCCTTATCGCAACTTAATAAGGTTATTTATATTCTATTAGCCCAATCATTGCTCATACTTTTTATCCTTTCATTATGCAAAAAAATCTTCGATAGAGTCTACTTTTTCAGTGTTCCAACCGACAGCTTGTAGAATGTTGTCAATAGGACTTAAGAAAACTTTCTCGAATTGTGTTTCGTAGTCTATATATTTTTCAAGGCCAAACTCTTTTGGAAGAACATTCGGAAATGAAATCATGTTTTCACGGACTGGATTTGGAAACTTCAAATACACAAATTTGATTTTGTCACCAGATTTGATAGTCTCGTACTTCTTGTCCAATCCTTTATCTTTCAAGAAGTTGTTATAAAGAATGCAACCTCGAACGTGCATTGGGCAACCCTTCTTATAGTTCCCTGTAGCCCTGTCTGTGTATTTTTCGATATCATCAGTGCCAGAGATTTTGGCAATATCCTCTGCTGGAAGATTGTAAAAATCTTCCTTAAATCCTTGAATAAATCGCTGTGTATCAATTTCATCGCCATTCATGATAACTTTGAAAGCATCTTTCATTTTTTCTCTGCAAATCTCAGGTGTTGAAGATCGCACAGATTCAAGGCCAGTTACGCTGATTTTAGGTTCAGTATAGTGAACACCTTCAGAGTTCAACGCATTCAGAATATAGCGCTTTTTAGCAACGAACACAGACTTATCAGTGATCTTCTCTCGCTTCATTGACATCGCGTTACGATATGCACCCATTTGTTTTGCGAGCTTTTCATATCCAGCAGCAATAACTTCTTCAATTTTTTCCTTACAAATCTTGTCAAGGAATTCTTCACCGGTTTTCTTATCAATATCTTGTGTTCCAAAAACTTTTTCGACCAACGGTCCCATGTTTACGTAAATAGAGTCAGTATCAATGTAAATCACGTAATCTGCATTACTAGTTTTTAGAACTTTATTGAGATATTCGTTTACAGACTTCTGCGCGTATCGAATGGAAAGTTGTCCAGAAGTGGTAATTGCTTCAGCCATTTCGGAAATATAATACAAGAAGTAAATGTTTGCAGTTGCGCCATATAAGGAGTTCATAGCAATTTTGATAGCCATCTGCGCGTTATGAAGCTGTGTGATTTCTTTTTTTAATGCTTTTCTTTTGAGTTTGTCGGGTTCATCTTGTTCAAGTTGCTCAATTCGCAGCATTTCGTTTTTTATTTTCTTACGGTTTTCATAATATTCTTGAATTATCTCAGGAATAATACCAAGGAAGGAATTTGTAAAACACACACCATTTGCACAAACAGAGTACTCTGGATTTGTGTTTTCAAATCGATCATCTAGAACCATTTCCTGAGTTACATAAATGCGTTTGTCTGACATGAACGTTTCAGGAGACATATTGTATTGAAGCATAAGATGGGGATACAGAGAGTTCAAGTCAAAAGAAACGATCCATTTGTGCATACCAACTTTAGGATCTTTTACATAACCGCCAACGAGGTCACCAGCTCGTTCACCAGGCGATCTTTTAAGAAACGGCACAATCTTTTTCTGCATCAACTTGCGATACAAAGTCGTTTCCCATATGCCGACAGTGCCGAATGCATCGCCATAGTTTACACCGCCGCCATATGCAACAGTAAGAACAAGAGAAAGTAGAGCAGTTTCTTCTTCCATTCGTTCAATCAGATGTGTATCTTTCAAGTTATAGTCGAGATACAGCTGTGGATTTTTGTTATAGAGCTCTGTAAGAGAACCATACTCAGAATAATCAAGTTTCTTTTCACCGAGAACTACGTGAGAGATATGATCGAGTTTGTAGGTTTCTTGCGGCCCGTATTTGTAACCAAACTTCTTGAACGCATCCATATAGTCGATGATTGAAATGCCGGAAATATGATACGTTGATTGCGGTTTGTTAAAGACTTCTCGAGTGACTTTTTTGATAGAGCCCCAAGGTGAAAGTCTTTTTGCTTTTTCTTCTCCAAGAAGATTGATAATTCGAGTTATGACATACATAATATCAAAGTATTCAACGTTCCATCCAGTTACAACATCAGGATAGTCGTTAGTCCAAATTTGGATAAACCTATTTAGCATAGCTATCTCGGTATCAAATTTCATAAACTGAATTTGATCGGGTTTAATTCCAGTAATAGTTTTTGTCTTATCGTATTCCTTTCTTCCAAGAAGATGATACGTATCAGACTTTGAAGATTTGTAGGATATCGACGTGATTTCTTTATCAGCGATTTGAACATCTGCGTAACCATCACTGATGTCAACCTCGATGTCGAACATAGCAATGTTAATCATCTTCATATCGAATTTGATTTCATTAGGATATTGATCATGAATAAACTGAGCTACGTAGTTAGTGTTACCGAATATATCAAAGCCTTCGACGCCGTTGTATTTTTCCAAAAACATTTTTGCGTCGCCCATGCTTTCAATTATTTTTGGAGCAAGTTTTTTGTTGCCGATAAGTGATGCGAATTCACTATTTCCTCGCGTAGGAAGATAAAAAGTTGGTTGGTACTTTAGCTTTTTCATGAACGGCTTACCTTTTTCGTAGCCTCTCCATAAAATCATGTTGCCGAATCTTTCTACGCTCGTATAAAACGATGTTGTCATAAATTACCTCTCAAGTAGTAATACCAATGGTTAATTATATCATAGGTGGTGAAAAATGTCAAGCAGCAAGTTGACTGAAGTTTTTGACTTTCTCGAAGCGTATGTGAGATTCAAATTTTTCACCAAATTGGTCACCGCGGTGACTGATAACAAAAATGTTATCGTTTGAATTCAAACTGTGAAGTGTATCAATAAGATTTTCAATACCAGATCCATCCAGAGCGCCATCCAGAGTTTCGTCCATTATGAGAAGGTTTGTCGATACGGAGTTGCGAAGTTTAGCGACCGCTCTCCATGCAAGCATAATTGAAAGAGTTATGCGAAGCTTTTCACCTTCTGAAAATGATGCGTACGAAAACGTGTCTCGAAAACGTGATTTAATCACTTCGTTGAAGTTTTCATCGAGTTGAAAATCCACGAACAGATCAAACGCAGCAAGATATTTGTTAATCAGCTTATTCATGACGGGTATGTACTGACGAATAATTCTTGTTTTAATGCCGCCGTCTTTTAGCATAGCACTCGCAACACCAAGAACTTCTCTACGATCAAAAAGATCGGTTTGATCGCGTTGAAGTGATTTCAGATTTTTACTATGCTCTTTCAATTTGCTCAGATCCACATCTTCAACTTCTTTTTCTGCAGTTTCGAGATCTTTCTTATAAGAGTTAAGAGCACCCATGGAAATTTTTACTTGAGCGCGGTGTTCACCAATTTGCAAGTTGTGCTTTTGAATTTGATCTTCTACGTCTGAAATTGTGTTGATGCGAGTTTCATAATCAGTGATCTTTTCGTCAATCTGTAAAAGACCTGTTTCTATTTCTTGCTTTTTCTGTGTCTTTTCACCGACCATGTTGTTTTTAAAGTCGTGATCAATACCCTGTTTGCAAGTAGGACAATTATCGTTGTCATGATAAAACACAAGTTCTTTTTCAAAGCTTCGTTTTGCGCTTTCAAGATCGAGTCGTATAGACTTGGCTTTCTCTAGTTTCTTTTTCATCGAAGCTTTATCTTGTATAGTTGCAATAAGTTCGCCGATAACAACTTCAATCTGTTCTATTTCTTGTTTTTCTTTTTCTATCTTATCGATGTGCTCTTGAATTTTTTCTCTGATTTTGTTGGCTTCAAGTTCTTTAATCTTCCTAATAGAGTCGCTATGTTCTTTTGCAGACTCAATTTTCGACTTGATTAATTCAATCTGATAGTTATTCTCAGATATTTTGTGCTTGTTTTCATTTATACGCTCCTTTAAAAGGATGTTCATCGTACTGAAAACTTGAATGTCAAGAAGATCTTCGATAATTTCTCTTCTTGCGCCTGCAGAAAGCTCCATAAACGGAACATAAGTGGCAGAACCAAGCATCACAATTTGATTGAAAGACTTGAAGTTCATCTTTAAAATGCTCTGCTCAAGATATTCTTGATAATCACGAGTCGCTGCGTCTTGATTTACTAACTCATCATTTTTCNAAATCTCAAAAATACCAGGNCGCATGCCTCTGCGTATTAAATACTCGTTACCNCCGACAGAAAACTCGATTTCTACGAGAAGTTCTTTCTGATTGATCGTGTTCATCAATTGNGGTTTATTGATTTTTCTAAANGGNTTNCCNTANAANGCAAAAACAATGGCATCTAATATTGTAGATTTGCCACTNCCNTTTGATCCACTAATAAGAGTAGTTTTGCCTTTATCAAGGTAGATTTCATTAAACACATTGCCAGTAGATAGAATGTTTTTATATCGAATTTTTTTGAATGTTACTATCATCTAACAGTTAATGCCTCCAAATAAAGATCATCGATTTCGTTTTTGACTTTCTTTTTGTCAATCGATGTTTCTATAGTATCTATGTAACTGTGCAAAATATCTTTTGTGTCTTGAGTTTCGTCAAGAATATCATCTACTCCAGAAGATTCCAAGTTCAAAGAGTCTTCAATGGACTTCACATCTGCAGCCCCACACTCAGAAAGTTTATTCAAAAACAGATCGTACAAATATGCATTCGATCTGTTTTTGATAATCACTTTGATATATGTATCTTTAAGAACATCAGTATCAATTAAAGCAATATCTTCTATTGTCATGTCAGAATCATCATAATCAATCTTATGAAACACACGATATGGATTTTCTATAAATGTAAGATCTCTTGTTTCAGTATCAAAAATATGAAAACCTCTACGCCCAGCATAATCTGACCAAGTCATTTCATATGGCGCACCAAGATATTTGATATTTTCATATTCTGAAGGGTGATGAAAATGCCCAGAATAAACTGCTTCAAATCTTTTGAACACATCCTTTTCAAGACCGTGATCACAAACAGAGCCTTTTAGCATTTCAAATCCTTTGATTTCAAAATGCCCCATTAAAATATTTGCATTTGTGGAATTCATAGCGGATAAACAAACTTCTGCGTTTGTTTTTGTCAACCATGGTACCATCATAATACAAGTTGAGCCAAATGTCAACTCTACAGACTCTTGCTCATATATGTGAAAATTGTCATATTCTTGAAGTAACAGGTCCATCGAGTTTACTTCATTTGTGTTCGTAAAATAGGTGTCGTGGTTGCCAGCAACCATGTGATATTCTATTTTTCTTTTCTGGAGTTCGTCGAATAAAAAGTCTCGAGCGTATTTCAAAGTAAAGTAGTTGATGTATTTTCGGCGATCAAAAGTATCTCCAAGATTTAACACGACACGAATATCTTGCCTATCTATTTCTGGAAAGAACACGTTTTCAAAAAAGCTTTTTTGATGATTTAAGAAAACTTGAGAGTCGCCACGAACACCGATATGCATATCAGTAATTATGGCTATTTTCATTTTTTCTTCTTTTCTGCTTCGTAATCGTAAATTGCTTTTTCTACTTGCTTTTTGATTTCAATAAGTGAAGTATAGTAAAACTGACGACTTTCAATTCTTGTTTTACTGTCTTTTAGTTTTGAAATATAATCTTCAATTATCACTGGTATCATTCTTCTTTCTCCGTATTATCTTCTAATTTTATTGTTCCTTTATTTTTTCCAAGTTTGGTTTCGTAATCTTCTATGAATGAGTTAATATAGTCAGCACTCGTATTCAAATGTAGATGAATTTCACCGCCACCTTCAAAAGTATCTCCCATCATAATTGTTTCGTGCGAAGATTTGTACTTTACATAAAGTTGTTTCTTTTCTTTTGCGATTCTTCTTAAAAATGCAAACCATATTACTTGAGTAAAATACGCAAACGGATTGCTTGATTTTTCGTGGTCAAAATTATTGATATAAAGAAGACAGTTTTCTATTCCATCCATGATCATATCTTCTTTGTACGTGTAACCAGAAAAATTCGGTTTTGTTGCCAATCTATTTGCTATTTGAAATATGCACGCGCCTATATAATTTGGAACCTTTGGTAACTGTTCACCTGAATCTTCGGCTTCTTTACATTTTTTCTTATATTCAATCAAGGCATTGAGAAAGTCTTGGTTATTGACATAATTTCTTTTAATTCTTTTGGTCATAAAACATGGCCTTTCATTTGTTATTATTAATACCAATCTATACTATTTTGTAGCAAATGTCAACTAAAAAGTGATTCTTTTCAGAATCATCAAACAAAGTCGTTGACAAACATCTTTCGGTATGGTATAATTGGATTATCATCCATAAAATAAAAGGATTCTAAATCCTTAAAGATCTACAGAGAATATCTTAAATGGGAATTGCTCAGCTGCGTAGATGTCTATACGTTTTCTAAAGTGTTGAAGAGTATAGTTAGTGAATGATCCAACTGAAAGATCATCAGCGACGTCATATAAGGTTGCATTATCTGAGCCGTTTCCTTTACGCAAAGTTCGTCCAATAGATTGAAGAACTTTGATTTCTGACTTGTATCCTGATGCGAAGATAGCATTGTCGATCCTTTTGATAGAAACACCAGTTGAAAAAGGTACCATACGATGCTAAGATATCGTGTCTCTTATTTTCGTATGACCTCCTTTCTATTTTAGTTGGTTTCATTTTTTATTTTTCCTTCTTTTTTCTAACATATTTTGTTTCCAAACAGGGTCAGCCCATCGTTCTTTCAGAGCAACAGATTTTTTATCTTTATCACCCGTTTTTCTATTTTTCATTTTTTCAATATAAGCAGGATCTTTCCATCTT